ATTGTCTAATAATTTTTTCTTTCTTAATATAATTTTATCTGTTTTATATATTTTAGTCTTCATAATCAATATTAATTTATTTTTTTTATTATGGGTTGTATTCATCCCCCAAATTCATAATAAAAAAATAAAATACTATTGATTATAAAGACTAAAATATTAAAACAGATAAAATTATATTAAGAAAAAAAAATTGTCTAATAATTTTTTCTTTCTTAATATAATTTTATCTGTTTTATATATTTTAGTCTTCATAATCAATATTAATTTATTTTTTTTATTATGGGTTGTATTCATCCCCCAAATTCATAATAAAAAATATTATATATTATAATTATATGTTTTCTTTTAATACTCCACAACATGTTATAATAAATGACAGATATCCCGCACAAGTTATTGACTGCCCCCCACCCAGACATTTTACACCTGGAATAATTTCAAGGATGTATCTAATTAAAGATATTGATAATATATATATTAGTGGTAGAGAACACGATGTTAATGAAATAATCAAAATAATAGAAAATAATAAAACACATATAAAATGGGATGATGATCAGTATTATTTTGATGCTATTATTAATGGCATTGGATCATCTCAAACTACAAAATTAACACATCCAAAAATAGTAAGAAAAATTTACGGCAAAACTAGTGCTTGTATTACTGACATAGGCAATAGTTCAAATGAGATTAGTATTACTGGCAAAGAATATGTTGTTGATAAAATATTTCAGTTATTAATTAGAGAAAATTTCAAACCCGACAAAAAAGACGATAGTGATTTTTTCAATGCTTTTCTAAATGCGGAATCATCTGTAAAATCAACTGCAATAACAAGTATAACACCAAAAAAAATATATTCTGGTTCAGGAACAACAATATTTCTAAAAAAAGATGATAAATATTATTTGGTGTTGATAAAAGAACTTAAGACTGACTTATGGGAAGCGTTTGGGGGTAAGATAGATAGGAAAAAAATGGATGAATTAAAAAATGCGATAAAAGAGACATATGAAGAAAGTCGCAGAGTTTTTGATATAATAAATGACCACTCCTTTTTATCAGTTGATGTAAAAACACCACAAAATGATTTATATAAAAATTATATTATTGTTATTGAATATCTTGATTTTGAAAAAATAAAAAAAATGTTTGTTGAGAATATTGTGTCATATATATTAGCAGATGAAAGACGAAAAAAAGAAGATAATGAATCATATTATGAAACAAGTGCTATAAATTTTGTTGAATATAAAAATTTACAAGATATGATTAAAGAAAATAAAAATAAATGTGCTTCGCTAGATGGAAATATAGTAATAGGCAACCGAACAATCGAAGTTATGAAAGAAATATTCAAACAACACCATAATATATCTCGAACACCAATTCATAAATGTAAATCTCATCATAATAAAATAATAATCACAAACAATTGATTTCCTCTCCTTCCATCTCATTCGCATTTTTATTCAATCTACAATCAACTGCGGCTTCAATTATTGCTTTCTCAAATTGTTTAATAATTTTATTTTTTGTTTCTGACAATTTCTTGACATACTCATCCACTGTAATTTCTTGTTTTTCTTTGTCTGGACTTACAGCAACATACACATACACTTTTACATTGCGTTCTTCTTCTGGTAATCCAATATGAGAACAAAACCGATTTGCTCTGCCAATAACTTGATCCAATCTTGATTGATTCCAATATGGTTCAAGAATATGAACTGTTCTAACTGCTTTTAAACTAATACCTTCTTTTATTGCGGGACTACCTAAAATAATTTTTAGTTTGTTTCCATATAAATTATCACTTCTGTTAAATATTTCTTTTATTTCATCTTTCGTGTTGATTGATTCATCACCAGACCAGACCGCATATCGTTTTTTTCCTGTTCCATTAGTTTGATAATTTTTATATCCAAAAGCGTCTAAAACTGTCATTAATGATTTTAGTCCGGCGTGTTCTTTAAAAGCTGAATAAATAAATATCTTACCTTTTGAATTTTGGACACTTGTCATTATTTTGTGAAATTTACATGAGTAATCCTGTAAATTATTTATTATTTTTGATGGGGTTAGAGAAACTAATCCGGCATCACCAACTTTTCTATTAGGATATACGATATTAGAAGCAAATCTTGTTCCAATATAAAAATTATTTGGTAAGTCTCTAGCATTGACAACTTCTTCTTTTGATGGATTATTATTAACATTAACATCTTCTTTGCGTGATATTTTTTGATATACATCATATTGAAACTCACTCATCTCACAATTTATATATTTTACTGTCATTTCAGGAAATGTATAACTTGGAGCTCCACTGAAAAAACTAACATATCCTTTGATATACTCTTTAAATTTATCCATATTTTGGACTTCATAAATAGTATTCTTTTTATTTGTCTTCTCTTTGATAAACAATTTTTCAAACTCTTTTCCTAATGGCAATTCATTAGGTAAATTTAATAAATTCATTGTGAGAGCAATTTCAACTGGTCTGTCAAACATTGGAGTTGCTGACATTAAAATTATTCTTAGATTATTTGAACCACTTTGAATTAAGTCATATAATTCTTTATAATATGTTCCAGTCTCGCTAACCATATTTTGTATTTCGTCAATTATCAAAATTTTGTTTTTAAGATTTATTCTATCATTTTGAACTAAATCAATAAATTTATTATAAGAATAAATGTCATAATATTCTTCTATTCTTCTGTCAGATTTTTTGATTATTTCTTTATATTCTTTGTCTTTTGGATCTAATTTTGCTAATAATTTTCTTTCTTTGTCTGTTAAATAATTGCCACATTCACTTCTTAATTCACTTTTTAAATTTCCTTTTAGTGATGCTGGTAGCACAAAAATAATTCTTTTTATTTTTTTCCATCTTTCTGCTATTTGGATTGCCGCACAAGTTTTTCCTGCTCCGATTTTGTGATATACCAAGATAGATTTATATGGTGTGTCAGGATTTATATAACTTGGTAAAAACATTTGTGGCGGTTGTAGTGTGAATTCTTTTGGCTTACAATAATCCTCTGCTTTTGCGTTTTTACCTTGTTTTGGTATTTTGTATTTCTCGTAAATTTTGCTTATTTTATCATAATATTTATTATCATCAATTGAAGGATATTTTTTACTCATTCTATATTATCGCTTATTATAATATAAAATTTTATTCTTCATATTTTGAATAATCAATTGTTAATTCTTCTCCTTCTTTTATTAGTCTATTTGTTCTAAAACCATAATAATCACTTGTATCATCATCAACAATATCTATATTTGGTTTATCAGAATGGTTCATATAAAAAGAAACATTAATATTATTTGCCCCAGAAGCAAGAACGTCATATTTTTTTTTCTTATTACCAGAACCAAAAAAATCATTTATAATTTTTAAAACATTTTTATCTAATCCTGCAACATCTTTATCTGTTAACATAATTATCTCATCATTTTTGTTATTTAAGATTTTGAAAGGGTCAGTGTTTTTTGGTATGTCTCTTATTGCTATTACACCAACACCACTAATTTTACTTACACCAATACGACAATAAATATCATTTTCAAGATGCTTAATTAATTTTAATTTTTTGCTTGCTTTATTCGACATTATAATTAATTATTAGATTATTTTTATTTATTGTTCTAATTTTTGGCATCCCATACCCATAAAATAATGCCCCCAATGATAATTATGCTAGAACAAATAATGATCATCAAAAACTGATAAGAAGTATAAAAATTATCAGTCTTCATAAAACTACATTTATATGTATCACAATCACAATAATAGTCATAAATTTTATTAAGACCAATATCTAAAGGGCAATTTGTGATATTATTACATTCATTTATAGACATAGCACTAATACTTGTTATACACAAGAATGGTTTTTGAAATGAAAATGTGTAAATAGGTGGTTCGCTTGTAGAATTATAAAATGTGATTTTGATTGGTATATTATCGTGAATAGCTAAATAGTCTGGTATTTGAGAAACACCAACAACAATTAACAAAACACAGAAAATACAACAGCAAAAATAACATATAGCATAATTTAATTTATAAGTCATTTTCTTTTATTTATTTATTATCATATATGTCAATAAGTTTGATATTTCATTTTTTTATAATATAATGATAAAAATAGCAATAAAATTTCCCAAAATATGTGACAATATTGGTTTATCCTATATTGACATAAATAAGTGGATAGAAACAATATACAAAAATAATATTTGGTTGGGTTGGTTAGTTTATAATGACCAAACAAATCATATCAAAAATACTTGTAAAAAATATTATAATTTATTTAATTTTAGTCATAATCAGCAAAAATATATTTTAGTCAATAAGAAGAGTATTGATTATAAGCGTGTTATTTAACAAAAAATAAAGAACCAAAAGTTATTATAGCTTTTTCATAAATTATTTATGTATGTTTCTATTACTTTTCTAGAAAAATACAGAAAAGTAATATCTTATTTATTCTCTTATAATTTTGACATTGTGCAACAAATACATATTGTAAATATGTATTGAACTGTATATTAGTAATCCTATCTGAATAGTCAATTTATAATATAGTAAAAATAAATATAAAAAAATTTTGGAGGAGATTAAAGTCTTGACAATCTCAATTTACAAATACAATAAAACCAGACGCACCAGCTCTTTCAGAAGAAACGCCTCTATAACATCCGTGTATTTATTGCGGTGTTTTTCTGCAATACTTTGTAGAGACAATGAACTTATCTCACACTCTATTGGTTGGCAATTACGACAACGCCCTTTCCGACAGGACATTTCTTGTGCTGTAGGTTCGCATGTTTTCCACAAGTTCATCATACCTATGTGATCATCGCGCACTTTATTAAAAAGTTTCGCACTAGTTCTCAACATTTGCATGATTTCTAAGAGGTTTGGATTTTTGTGCCATTGTTCCGTGAGAATTTTTGCACTAATCTGTTCAGATCGTCGATTAATAATACTAACCTCTCTTGTTATATGCTTGTGCCCACGAATAGGTGACTCACTTTTGAGGCGGATAGTTTTAAATTGTTTTCCTCTTTTTGGATCGATATCTAGTGAAAGTGCTATGGGTACAAGCATGCAGTCATAACACCATTGAAATGATGATATTTCACTAACTGTGCGACCACATCCACCATTAGCACATTTCCGATCCTTAACACATCGTCCCAGATTGTGATCCAAATAACACCCACTGAGTTCAACTTTGGTTTCATTACTAAATGCTGTTAGGGGTAAAATATATGGAAACACAAACCATATAATGATACATATGCAGTTCGGACAAAACGCTTCATTTGAATGAAACATCCCACCACACACTTTACAGTTGTGCCGGTCCGTATTATAACCTTTCTTATCAGGCGTATCAGGTACACTGCAGTTACACATTCCAAAATTTAACTTTATATTTATATAAAAATACAAAATATTCATATTTTCATTTTTTAGGTATAATATAAGCATAAATACAATGATTACACCTTTTGAAATTTATTATTTATTATCATATTTATTTTATATATGATAGCAATAAAATTTCCCAAAATATGTGATAATATTGGTTTATCTTATATTGACATAAATAAACTAGAAATAAAACAAAACATAAATAAGTGGATAGAAACAATATACAAAAATAATATTTGGTTGGGTTGGTTAGTTTATAATGACCAAACAAATCATATCAAAAATGAAAGAAATAATTATGGGCATTGTAAGGGGATATTTTCTTGGAATGATACTGCCATAGGTTGGTTAGTCCATAGTGTTCCCCAATTCCCAGCTATATTTAATGATAATATTATTAGTGAAATTGATAAATCTGAACTTATTTATGGCCAATCATTTATTTATTTAGAAATTGAAAAAACACAAGACAATTTCTTAAAATTATTAAATCAATTGTTTAATATGAGACCCCATATTTATATTTCTAACAATTTTTCCGAAGATGTAATAATTTATAATAACATATCTAATTATAAAATCAATGACAAAATATTTCATATATCTAAATCAAATGTAAATCATATTGATATTTATAAATATATTACATCTCAATTTGGTGGTTCTTGTAATGCTGAGACTTGGATAAGAGGCAAACATTATGAAAAAACAGATGACATAAATGATTTAACAGAAATAAATAAAAAAGATGCGATATATCATTATACAGAAACTCACGACCATTCAAAAATAGCACTATCAATAGACCCGGATAATCCATGGATTTTTGTAGGTGATTTAAACCGAATGACATCACAATTAACAAGAGGTGGGGGCGGATTTGTTATTATTGATGATAAATTATGGAGTAATCTAAATAAATTCATATTTTAGTTTTCTCGTGATTACTAACAAGTTCATCAATATAATCAAAAACATTATTATGTTTTGCTATATCAATATCTTTTTCATTATTTTCTATCTTGAATATTTTCTGTATATTTGCCATTTTGTTTGACATCTGGTTGTATTTAAAAACAAAATAATTATTAATAAATAATTTCTTGTATATATCACCAGTTTTAATAACAAAATGGTCTATATATTTATCACTCATTGAAGTATCCAAATTTTTTACTTTTTTGTATTCTACTTTTATGATAATACATAATCCACTTATAAAATTTTCATCCCCGTATCTAAATAAATCACCAGGATATAATTTCATATCTATTTGACTTGGTAAGATAAATGTATGGTTATTTTTTAGTATGCTATGTTTTTCTTTCATTTTTTTGACAAATTCAGTTTTGTTAAATGATTTAGTTTGTGTGTTAATATTTTTTAATATGGTATGTAAGGGGATGTTCATTATAATGATAATATTATTAGTATAGTATTAGATAAAAAATTGAAAAAATGAATGGTTTGATGTTTTCATTGTTGGTAGTAATCTTTAAAAAGAGAAACAAAATGTCGCAATATTCTGCTCCCATTCTTACTCCCACTCTCGTTTCCACTTCTTTAGAGGCATTGGATGCGACTGATCGCAATTCTCACGCAAGTTCGTGCGTCAGTCCTGCTTTTGAACCGACGTTTGATTATCCGCGACACACCGTGGCTGCTGCTGAATTGCACCGCGTTGAGGTTTATTCTGGACAAAATCTGCCCCAGCTTGAAATGCTTGAGAGAACCCACCTGGATACCCTTGCGTTAATAACGCAAGAATTCGCGCAAAAGTGTGATCTTGAATGCCATATAGCGGAGAAAAAGCGCGAGTTCGAAGAAATGAAGGCTAAAATTCAACGCGAAGATGCGATATCTAAACAGAGAATTGCGCATCAGCAGGTTTTGCTTGAACTAGAACTTGCAGAACAACAATACGCGTTTGAACAAGAACTTGCGCAACGACGCATTGCCGTCCAACGACGCGCGAGTATGTCCGTTGCTGCGGCGAATATGGTTGTTCAAGATGTCAAACCCATCCCAACCCCCATTTCTCAGCAACGTGCTGGCGCTAATGCGAACATTGGTGTGGTTGGTCAAGTGGTAAAACCCCAACCTCAACTCCCCCGAGTTGATATCCCTGCCAAACCCCGTCAAGCACCTGCTCCTAAAACGTATTCGCTGAAAGAGGTGGAAGCACTAGGTGCGAAGGGACAAAAACTGCGCAATGAGCTTCAAGCTCTTGAGGAAATAGTCCACGAATACTGGCGTAAGGGTAATGACCCGATCAAACTTATGGAGAAAGTCTCGAATATTCAAGGGTTGATTGACGAAAATGACAAAGAATTTGGTGTTGCGATGAAAAACCTTGAATAAAATCAATTTAAACATTTATTTATTATTTTTTAACACTATAAATCATATGGTATTTGATTGGCAATAATCATAATATAAATATTATAAAATAAACAAAATAATCGTAAAATTCTCACATATCAATCGCCTTATATTCTCCTTGTTCTTCATCTCGAATTCCTATATCATTTCTTCCCTCATTTCTTCCCTCATTTCTTCCCTCAACCCCATCCTCAATCTCAAGAACAAAATTACATTTATGATAGCACATACTAACCACCATAATAATAAATCCAACTATTTGTATCACAAAATTAGCAATCATCCCATTTCTAAAAAGTGATACATTATACATATATGCCAATAATGACACAACCATATTACACACAAAAGCAACAATGGTTATAACGCAAATAAATTTATGGCGAAATGTTGTCAATTCTCTAACAATTATAAATCGTGTAATAATTATCATATTAGAAAATAACAAACTCATAATAGAAATTTCAATGGGATAATTTAGTGCCTCATTTCTTGCATTAACAATTGCCGCAATATTTAGTGATAGCAAAATAGCAATTATTATACACAAAATTAATTTTATCTGACTGATAACAGTTGTATTGATTGAGATATTTTGTATTTCTTGTCCTTCTTGTCTTTCTCTAACTATATGATGGATTTTACATTGATCGGTGTCAAATAGTATTACACAAAATATATTCAATAGTAATATACAGTTAATGATAATCGATAATAACTCATAAGATGAAGAATTATTGATACAGTCTTGAATGATACAATTATTGATTTCATAAACTGTGAAAAACATAGCAGTATTAATAACAAGATAACTAAAAATAATGAACATAACTTTTGGAATTGTCATTATAATGTAATTAGTAGTAGTAATGATTTTGACAAGATTTTCAACAAATGACTTGAAAGCAAGAATATTAACAATTACTAAAATGTTATGCGACACATAATTGTAATAATACAATGCCACAGAAGTGATGAAAAGCAAGGAAGCAATGAATACTTTAAACATTTTGTTTGTATTAAGATAAATAAATACACTATATGTACTAATTTTCATTTTTTATAAAACACAAAAAAATGAAATCTCAAATGTTTAATAACATAATTATTTATAACAAAAATGCCATCATATATTGTTGATATTGCTATATGTTCTTTTTGTTGTGTAGGTTTTTTTGTTATGGTTTATGGAATTATGGATTTGCCAATATTCTCATCAAATAACCAAGAAATAATAATTGACATAACATATTATAATAAAACATTAATACCTAATGAATTCTCATTTCACACAAGTATCACAAATATATGTTCTAATAATATTCTCAAATGGGATAAGACTAATTTACAATGCTCTGATATTATAAAATGTCCTCCTGATATGGAAGTTGGCAAATCATTTACTTTGTATTGTTCTTGTATTAATTTAGTATGTTCTTTTGAAAATACTTATAAACAATCAACAAATTATGGATCATTAATTGCCGGTGGAACAATAATGAGTATTGTGATTCTATACATATTCTGTCGTTTATTTTATGAATGTTGTATTAAACAATAAAAAAAAAATTGAATTTTAATCATTTAAGTAAATAAGTAAAATATATAATAAATTAAAATGTCAAAAGTATCTAGAGTATCCGCATCAAAAACCGAAACCACTAATACTCGTGTTAATGCTAACGCTAACGCAAGTGCTAGTGTTGGTGAAAAGACCGTGCGAGGACGCAAGAAAGTAGCACCTAAAGAAACACAAGAGCAAGAAACACAAGAAACACAAGAAACACAAGAGCAAGAAACTCAAGAGCAAGAAACACAAAAGCAAGAAGATAATGTATTATCAGTATCAGAAAATGATGATGGTGATGATGAAAAAACTGAGTTTGTGACATTTAGTGAGAAGGAATTTAATAATCAAGAAATATTTAAAACACATCATCGAGTTAATACTGATACACAAGAAACTAGACCACGAAGACAAAATTTCATTAAACAAAGACAACCTCGAACACAAAATCAGCAACAATCATACCAAACAAATAGCTCACTCAAATTTAGTTATGACGAGATTTTACAAAAGGGGGATACAAAATTAAGTGAGAATAGCACAGAGACTTTATTGAAATACTTAATTGCTACTACACATAAAGCAGGACAAACAGTACTATGTAAGGTTTTTAAGAATACACTTACAGGAATGAAAAATGAGACGACATTACCAATGACTACTTATCGCACTAACTATACTAGACAAACGCGAAAAGTATAATTTAATTTATTTATTTTTTACTAATAAAAAATTGAATCTACAAACATTAATCAATTTACATATATAAATACAAACTATCATTATGGCACACAAAACATTTATTGATGAATTGTTCTTGATATTCAATGAAAAAACATTGATATATTTATCTTGGATGCTTTATGATGATAATTATTATGATGGCGAACATGTTATGATACAAGATGGAACAATTCGTGAAATAACACACGAAACAATTTTTGAGAAAAGACAAATAATTGATTTAGAACATTCAGGAAGATTTGTTTTTTGTGATTCTTTTCCATATGAAAATGTAAAAGAACAAATTCTAGTATCACCAATGAAACAATTTTTTACATACGATTTTATGTATCTTATGAGTTTTCCATATTTTGATTATGGAAAAAATGCGTATGAATGTGAAAAACAAGGCACACGAGTCATTACAAAAATTATCACTGAATATCAATAATAAATTATATTTTTTATCTAAAAACATACATATATTTTTAGATAAAATGTTTTTACTATTATTACTAAATATTGTTTCTGCTAATGTAATATTATCATCTGGACTAACTAATTGGACGAATCAACAACTAACATTTCAGTATAATTTATACAAAACATACAAGTCAATGAATATTATAACAGGAAGTTCTATATTAGTTTATGAGATTAATGAAAATGGTGAGATGGACACATACAAAACAAATAATAATGTATCAGCAGAAGAATATCAATATAGACTAAAAAAAGAATTAGGGTTAAAATCATATCCTTGTTTTTTTTGTGATACAACAATACAGATGTGTGGGGGTCAAGGATTTAGTGAGAGATTTGAAAAGTTATACAAAAATATGTCAGGATTTATAGACAATACAATTACAAAAGCAATTAAATATGATTACGATGGTTATTATTTGGATATTGAATTATCAACAGTAATAGACAAAAATAAATTAACACATTTTGTAAATACATGGTCTAAAGCACTAAAACAAATAAATAGAACATTAAATATTTGGATTGATGGTTATTTGTCATCTTATAATTCAACAATGATATATGACAATAATGATATATTATTAACAACGATGAATACTTATGATACAACATTTGACATATTTTTAAGTCAGGTAGCATTAAACATAGGAAAAATAGATAATAATAGATTGTCATTTGGTTTTTTAACTTATGATAGCGTAATGAATAGTGTTGAAATAGACAAAATAATTCAATGGTGTAAAATTTTTAAACCTTATAGTTTATCATTATGGGCATCAACAATTCCATTGAGTTGGTATCAGTCAATTAGAAATTATTTTTAATCCATACATTTTGATGTCCATTTAATAATTCTGTAAATTGTTTATCTTGTAAGATAACTCTAATTTTGTCATAATTACATTTATCTGGATAATCTGCCTCAAAAATACATAATCTTAATTCATCATAAAATTCAGGATTTTCATCAAAAAAAGTTTCTAAAAATCCTTCACAATCAGCTACAAGAACATTAAATTTCAAATTATGTTGTTGCTTAATTTCATCTAATGAAAAAGATGGAATTTTTGATTGTTCTTCTTCTATTGATGTTGAACCATAACCCCCAAACCAATCATCAAGATTTGTTAATGCTAATTTTTTCTTTGAAATAAAACCTTTTACAATATGAAAATCACATTTATTTTTTATTTTATTACGTTCAAGAGCACTCCATACTCTATCATCTGGTTCGACAATTACATGATTTTTTTTATTATCAAGATTATAATTTATAACACAAGAAACAGAACCATAACGCCCTCCAAGTTCTAAAACAATGTCATCTTTTTTTATAAACAAATATGCCAAATTTTGTTCTGCAACTTCAAGTTTGAAAATATTGACAGACTTATTATTTTGATCCATAATATTTACATTTTTTATATTTTTATCTCTTGATTGTATGTCGCTTTCTTTAATTCTAATCATTATAATATGTAATTACAAAATAATAATTCTATAAATATTATTATTTTATGTTATGATAGTAATGGCAGGAACTTATAATCACGCAAAAATAACAGTTTCTTTTAACTCTGGTAATGTAAAATTTGTATTTACACCTATAAAAAGTTATTATATTAGCGATAAAGAGGTTGATATTATTTGTCGTTCAGTAATATATCATTTACAAAAAATAAAAAATAACAAAATTGAGAGTGAAGCATATATTCCATACTATGTTTCTGATGGACATACTAACCAATTTAGAGCAAATATGTTATTTCCATTTGTAGGTTTTAGTTGGGATAAGGGTACAAACTATGTTTTAGCAGATCAGAATGAATTATCTTATGGTGGGTTAATAAAATATACAATCTGCGTTAATATAACAACTCGATATATACAAGAATGGATTATCAATGAATTAAAAAAGAAATATCCAGATGATATATTAATTATAGACCTAATATTAGCAATGCCACACGGTATTAGTTCGGTTTTGCGTAGAATACAAAATCTTATTGACTATTTAATAGCAATAACAACACACGATATTAAAACCGTTAAGGACAGTAAATTTTTCAGACCAGTTTTTAATGATAGTGACAAAAAATATGATACAACATATTATGAACCAACACCTGATAAATATGAGACTTTACATGGTCAAGAATACATAGAAATTATGAATGAGTTTCGTAGTTTGATAGCAGTTGCCCTAAAAAATCAAATAAATTATCTCACTGAACTGAATTTAATGGAGGTACAATATATTGAATTAAAAGAAATAAAATTTACAAGAGGAGAATTTAATAATTTGTATGCTGATTTAAATGATGTTGACTTTGAAACAAATGTTAACTCTTATTTAAAAATAAGCAAGAATTTACAAAAATATATGAAAACAAAAATAATAGAAGCATATAAAAAGAGTCCAGTCCCCCCTGATAAGATTGATTTTTATAATAAATTTAACATATTATTATTACCAATAACTGAAGTAATTTATAATACACCTAAACTTAAAGATAAAATTATATCAATATGGAAAATAAAAACTGGTAAAAATAATAATCCAGGTGATAATAATGTATATGAATATATAAAATCTATTGTCAATAGTTATATGACACATTTAATATCTGTGGCACAACAACTCAATAATGATGATGAGAAAGATAAAGAGTATGAGAAGAAAGAATATTTAAAACTTACAAAAAATATTAAAAAATTAATTAATCATAAACTTATGTTTGATAGAGAAACAATGATATTAATCAATGAATTAAATAAATTTGATAATAAAAATATCAAAAATTATATATATGAATCGTATATATTTGATGAACAATATATAAAATTAATAAATAAGGTTATAATAATAAACAATTCTATAACAATACTTACTTTGTTACGTGAAAACAAAATAAACAATGATAAAATTCAGGCACTGACGGAAATACAAAAAGAAAAAGATTATATAAAATACTTAAATCAAAAAATGATACCAGCTTTAGAAACATTTACTAAAAAAATCGAATTTATAGATGGAGAATACAAACAACAAAGAGAACAATTAAAACAACAATATATTGAGAAAGGAATTATTCCAGAGGGTGTTCAGGAGATTATTCCAGATGATGTTCAGGAGAGTATTCCGGAAGATGTTCTGGAAAGTGTTCAGGAGGGTGTTCAGGATGGTATTCAGGAGGATATTCAGGGATATGATCAATATAAAATGCAAGATGATAAAATTATAAATAAACAACCTTCTAGTAGAAAGAAAAGAAAAATAGGAGAGACTGATAAAGGTATTCAAGGTGGTGGAAAAAATAAAAAATTATACAAAATATTACTAAATTATAAATTAATTAATCTTTGCTAATTCTAATTCAATCAATACTGAGGCAAATTTTGCACAACACCAATTTAGAAATTTAGTTGCTCCCAAATAATTTGCCAAACACAATGAATTTATCAGTTCAACAGGAAGTTTATTTTTTTCATTGATAATTGTCTTGTCGTAAAAATTATTGATAAAATTCACATTAGCATCACTCCCACAATTTTCTTTTGTGAAATGTTCTCCTTTTTCTGGCAATGGTTTTGGGACGTCAACATATTTGTATTTCAAGAATTCAAGAAAATATCCAAATTCTTTTATCCATTTATTTTCAACAATAAATGGCAGGTCAATATTTTCAGTCAGTGGGTCTTCGTCAAGAATATCATTAATTAGTTTAGAATTTTCTGTTATTAGTTGTTTATTGACAGAAAAAATATTGTCGTATATGATAATATCAATATTAGGTTTAATATCTGTTTTTTTTTCTTCTGGAACTATTCTTGCGCAAACACATACAGCATTCGCACAAACACAAGATTCAAAATTTTCGAGACTCATTTTGTTTATATATATTAGGTTTATTGCACAATATATTGATGTTTTCAATTTTTTGTAAATAAAAATTGAAAAATAAATAGTTAGCATTATTATTTTTCATAACATAAATAAAATGAATGTACCATTAGATGTTCTAAATATAGTGTCATCTTATCTCGTGAAACCAAAAATGAAATTATTAGACTGGGTTGAATTGGATAAATTGGATTGGTATGGATTATTATCAACAAATCCAAATGCTATTCATTTGTTAGAACAAAATATAAATAAGATTGATTGGATGTTGTTATCGAATAATCCAAATGCTATCCATTTGTTAGAAAAAAATATGGAGAAAATTGATTGGAGACAATTATCATACAATCCAAATGCTATCCATTTATTAGAACAAAATATGGATAAAATTGATTGGATATTTGTATCAGGAAATCCAAATGCTATTCACTTATTAGAAAAAAATATGGATAAAATTGTTTGGTGGTTTTTATCAACAAATCCAAATGCTATTCATTTGTTAGAACAACAAATGGATAAAATTTTTTGGCATAGATTATCACTTAATCCAAATGCTATTCACTTATTAGAAAAAAATATGGATAAAATTGATTGGATGCTTTTATCAGAAAATCCAAATGCTATTCATTTGTTAGAACAAAATATGGATAAGATTTATTGGTGGTCTTTATCAAAAAATCCAAATGCTATTCATTTGTTGGAACAAAATATGGATAAAATTTTTTGGCATAGATTGTCACTTAATCCAAATGCTATTCATTTGTTAGAAAAAAATATGGATAAAATTGATTGGTCGAATTTATCAAGTAATCCAAATATATTTGAAATTGACACAAAACAGTTGAAATTAGATATAGCAGAAAAAGCAATAATTATTGATGGCATAATATGTGAATAATAAAAATTGAAAAACAAATATTTAGCATTATTATTTTTTATATCATAAATAAAATGAATATTCCATTAGATGTTCTAAATATAGTGTCATCATATCTCGTGAAACCAAAAAAGAAAATATTAGATTGGATAATGAATAGAAGACTAAATTTCACATTGTTAGCATATAATCAAAATGCTGTCTATTTATTAGAAAAAAATATGGATAAAATTAATTGGAATTGGTTCTCACAAAATCCAAATGCCATTTATATATTAGAGAAAAATATTGATAAAATTAATTGGGACAAATTATCACTTAATCCAAATGCTATTCATATATTAGAGAAAAATATGGATAAAATTAATTGGGAATTTTTGTCAAAAAATCCAAATGCTATTCATTTGTTAGAACAAAATATGGATAATATTGATTGGAATAATCTATCTATAAATCCAAATGCTATTCATTTGTTAGAAAAAAATATGGATAAAATTAATTGGAATAGTCTATCAGCAAATCCAAATGCTATCCATTTATTAGAAAAAAATATGGATAAAATTAATTGGAGTTGGTTCTCACAAAATCCAAATGCTATTCATTTGTTAGAACAAAATATGGATAAAATTAATTGGAACTTTTTATCACAAAATCCAAATGCTATCCATATATTAGAGAAAAATATAGATAAAATTAATTGGGGATGTATAGTATTTAATACAGAAGCGATTCATATATTAGAACAAAATACTCATAGAATTAATTTTAACCATTTATTACATAATTCGAGTATATTTGAGATTAACATCAAACAGTTAAAATTAGATATTGCAGAAAAAGCAAAAATTATTGATGCTATAATATATGAATAGCAATAAAACACATAATTATTATTTATAATTTTTAGTAATAATAAAAAAATGAAAATTGTAATATTTTGCTAAGAATTGTATATAAGTCAATCTATATAACAATTTGTATAATTATAAAAAATGTCAAATGTGTCTAGTCTAATTAAATGTTTTGAGACAAAGTCTATTCAACATATAAATTCTATACCTGTTATTAAACACCTGTCAAAAACAACGCAAACTAAACATCCACTTGTACAAACACAAGTCAAAATAGATGAACAAGAAAATTCAAAATCTCATTCGAAAAAAGAAAAAATACAAAAAGTCGGGATAAAATTAGTTGGATTGTCATCTTATAGAACATAATACACATTTTGAGATTGACAAAATAGTTAGCATTATTATTCTTTATAATTAATATTTTTTATTATTTTAGTAATAATAATAGTATATATGTATAAAAATTGAAATTTATAATATTTTGCTAAGAATTCTATATAAGTCAATCTATATGACAATCCGCATAATTATAAAAAATGTTAAAAGTGGCTGAACTAATTAAACGATTAGAAGTAAAATCTATTCAACACATAAATTCTATACATGTCGTTAAACG